TACTCATCTCTTATTTATTGAGAAATAGATTAACATTTCCATTTACGTAATGACTTATTAATTCGACTATTGGGGTCATTGGCTGTAGCTGCACTAGTCAATTTTTTCTTCATACCACTCATACGTGCGCAGAAACTAGCTTTACGTTTTTTAGCTTTTCCTTTTGGGTTTTTACTAGTCACAGGTGCTTTGAGTTTCCCTCCAGTTGCCCTGTTATAACTAGCTCGACCTTTTGCATTTAGGCCACCTTCTGGATTCTGCCCCTCTTTACGTTGCCATGCAGGTTGACGTTTTCGTAGTTTGAACTTTGCCATGATTACTCATCTCTTATTTGTTGAGAAATAGAACGTAGTCCCGATAGTATTTGTTCATGACGTAATTGATGTTGTTCCTGCATTGAGTTAATAACATCCTCATAATGCTGGCGTTGGCATCGAACTTCATCTCTACAAAGCTTATGGATTGTTTCAATCCGTTGTTCCTGCCTGGGATGAATCACCTTGGTGTTGTACCAAAGATACCAACCCAATAAGCCTGTCGCAGAAACTGTACCCCAATCAAAAAGGGCAGTGTCTGCTACAGCTAGAAGACAAGGTAAAAGTGCTATGGATAGTTTCATAGTAATGAAAAAAGGACGAACGGACTGGGTGACCAAATCCGTCCGTCCTTTTTGTGAGGTCTCCGGGGGTGGAGTGAGACCTTATTCCTTAAAATACACACGTTCCGTAGGCAACACACTTCGGTACGTACAAGACCGGAAGACCGTTGTCGAGCATCTTCAATTCGATGCCAGCAGGATCAATCGTGTTTGTACTCCAACTGTGGAAGCCAAATACCTGTCGACCAGCATCCATGACGTTTTCTTTAACGTATTCAGATGCGTTGATCCAACCAACCCAGTCATTGGATGGTTCAGGTAGGAAAATGGCATTGTTATCCGGAATGAACAAGCTGGTGTTAGCCACCGTGTCACTATCCGTGTTTTGATTGACATTCAAGACTCCGTCGTAGACATGGAATGTCTGCAATGGAAGACCTCGGAAGACAACATCAAAACCACTATCTGGGATACCTTCTTCACTCTTCATCTGTCGGGCACTAAGCGAATCGAAGATTCGGTAAGCAGTACCACCAACATTCTTCAACTCGGTGTTCGCCAGAAGATTAGCAAACATGGTGGAGTTGATGAAGATGTGACGAAGTGGACGACCATGCAGACGTTCAAACGCTTTGTTAACCGCCAGAACATCACCAATGATTGGTGCTGCAGCGTTGTCCCAGGAAGTACCGATGATGTCACTTCCCGTACCCATATCGAGTTGGGTTAGGTGAGTCGAAGGGATATTGTAATCCACATCGAATGTACCCGCACCCTTTTCGACCGGAACCCAGCTTTCGCCAGTCTGAAGAACACCAAAACCACCTCGCAACATGCGTGAGATCATGAATTCACGAGAGTTTCGGAATCGCTGAGTCAAGTAACCAATTTGGTTATTGATGTAGTTTTGACCATTAAGATCGACAACACCAAATTGTTGACCTAAAGGACGAGTGCGGAAGATTTCTTCATGAAGAAGAGTAATCTTTTCATGCGCTCGATAAGCTACAGCACTAACATGTCCAACGGACTTGCGTTGTACTGTTGCTGGTCCCGTACCAGGGGCACGACCTTCAGCAATCAGACGGGTTTTATCAAAGATGTCCCAACCGAGGTGTCGACCGGAAACATTCTGTGCTGCTGCCCCACCAGGACTCATTCCAAAAAAGTTTTGAAACAAGCTCAAAGGGGTCTTGATGCGAGACACAACCTTTGTGATTACAGGAGTCTGCATCAGTTGTTGTAAAGTGATTTCGCCTGCCATTAGTCTATTTCTCCCAAATCATTTAAGGGTGTGTTAGTTATTGATTATGTAGCAACAGTTAGAGTGTTAGCTCCACTGTGGATAACGATCCAGCCAGCACCATCGCTGTAAACTTCTACGTAACCACCAATTTTCTCACTACTGGTAGAGAAAGCTACCGAGTCAGCAGCAGCGTCATTGAAGGTATACATCTTGTCCGCAGTACCAGAAGTGATTGTCACGTTCTGGTCAGCAGTGACAAAGAAACCATAACGAAGACCTTTCTTCGTATGTCCGTCAGCATCCAGGGTAAAGTTAACAGCACCAGAAGCACCAGTGTTGGTGAACAAGGTGTCATTATCCGCTTCCGTAACACTGTAGTCATCAGTCTTGGCAACTACATTGTTGTAACCACCAAAGCTGTTACCTGCTAAGTCGTCCGAGAAAGTGAAGCGACTATTCAATTGTTTACGAATGATGTGTTCATTCGTCTGTCCCGACAAACCAAAGTTAGCCTGTCCAGGAACCAAAATGCGGTCAGCCTTCAGGAAACCCCAGCAGTATACCCAACCAAGCCAACGATCAGCATTGCTACCAAGTCGCTGCATTTTCTGGGAGTAACCAAGGACGCCATATACGTTTTCCGTACCATCGGTGCCCGAGGGATTCCACTCTTTCAATTTACCACTAGAAGTGACTTTACCCAGGAGTAGTCCTGGACGAAGAACTGTGGTGTCGCCACTGTTGCCAGCGTCACGAGCAGCACCATCGATTACCGAACCGATGAAAGCTTCTTGCTCGAACCGACCCCACCAAAATACATTTTCAACAGTCTCCAATGCAGTCTGTACTGACGGTAGACCATATGCACCTGTGAATTCAAAAGACATTGTCTATTTCTCCATTTGTTACTTAAGAGCTAATTGCGCCCGTGTTGCGAAGGAATTCCAAAGCCACTTCATCAGCCTTTTCTGCGTCCAGAGATTCAGCTTTAAGAGGAAGCGTCTCTTCCGTTAAACCAGCGGGCAACTCCATCGTACCTGCCTGGGACATCGCCAAAGCAAGTTGTTGTGATTGAGTTAAACCTGACTTGTCACTTCCAGTCAGCAAGCTTCCAGTAAGGGAAGGTGCAGATTCCAAAGCTTCCATAATCGTTTCTGCAGGGCAAGCGGAAGCCTGTCCATCATCACCAAACGACATCGAAAAGCCTTCGATAGCTGGATCCAAGTGCTTTGCAGCGTAATCTTCCGTAATCTTACCACTCTCGATGAGTGCATTACGTCGAGTAGCCAAAGCCTGTTTCTGTTGGCTGCCTAAGTGATTCAACAAAAATTGAATCGTCTGTTGAGCAGCTTTGTACTTCGGATGTGACATGACAAGATCAACTGCGCCTTGATCGGTATCGTCTTGTTTTACATCCACATTCTTTTCTTGTTTTTCTTGTGCCATAGCTACTGGTGCAGGTTGTTCCTTTGCACCCTCCGGTTGTTTAGTGATTAACTCTTCCTCATCAGGAGACTCGGAAACTTTTTTCTGACGCAACGCAGTTAATAACCGTTCCATGAAGTTATCCTCTCCAGTATCGTCGGGTAAGTCAATCTTATTTTCCCGAAGAGCTTCAAGGACAGTCTGCATACTGGCATTGGCTGCATTGTATTGTTGACCTTCTACTTTTTCTTCTGCCATCGATAGAGGTTCCGTTAATTGAGACATGGCAAGAGCAATACCCTCACCATTGGCTTCAATAGGTTGAAAATTGTCCTGACCATTTTCAATTGGATGAGTGACTAGTGCAATATGCATTAGCGAATCTTGCCAACTATTACCCGAACCATCATTGAACTCGGGACGAACATAGATAGAAGATTCTCGAACACTAGTACCAATCTTAACTGCGTCTTCATTTCGAGGGATATCTAACTCTCCCCAGAGAGTGTCCCCATCGACCCAAAGCTTATCCCACCAACCTGCATTGATATCACTGCGGGGAAGTGTTCCATCTGAACCCATTTGAATAGGTAAAGATTCTTTACTATGAGACCAGGGAGCAGGAACCGAAATTCCTTCTTGTTTCATCTTGTCGAACTGGGAAGTCCAATGTTGTAAACGATCCTTAGTGATCGATACTCTCTTGGTTCCTTCAGAAGAAGGAATAGAATAGACCCCAGTATTTACAATTGGTTTCTTAAATCTCATTTGAGTTTAAAAGCACTCTTTAATGTTTTTGGTTTGAGTTTTTTCTTTGGGCTTTTCTTTTTTTTCTTAGCGGAGGTTAATCGTTGATCAGTACGTATCCCCTTTTCTCGATGACGTTCCATGGCACCTAAGCCTTCTTGGACCGTATCACTTCGAGTACGTAAACTATAACCTCGTCGACCAAAAGCCATTTTGGTATCCTTAAACATCCTTGGCTCTGATAAATTAGAATATGCTCCAGCAGGGGGGAATGTCAATAGTTTCCACCTATAGGATACAAAATTCTGATTTTTAATCCGTACATTTAGAATCTAAGTTTTAGAACCCATAAGCACAAGGGATATAACATGGGACTTACTTCTTCCAATTATGATGATCTTTTTGAAAACATTGGTGAGTTCATTGAGCGAGTTAATGAATTTGCTGCCTACTATGCTCCCCTGGAAGCAGGGAGAGATGAAATTGAGGAGCAATTAAAGACTAATGATCAGATTGATAGCTACGAAGGGATTAAAGATATTTTTGAATCTTATAAATCCTCGGTACAATCCTGGATTGCTGACATGATTGCCAGGGTAACGGAGCTTCTTACTGACAAAACACATGTTTTGGATAAGTTTACCCTGGGAGGAAACACAGGATTTAATAATGTTTTCCTAAAGATCTACCAGGATATGGTTACTGCTAAAGGGACAGATATCCTGGACACTAGTAGCAATGCTGCTGGACATGCTTTCACAATTACTGTTCCGTCTGAAGCTAGTGGTTTAGGGACTGCAATAACTTTAACCATGAAGGATGGAGCAGGAATCCTATTAGTTCCTGGTACTCATGAAATTTTTATAAATCAAGCAGGTACTGATGCTCAGACTGCTGATTTCATAATTAAAGCAATTAATGGTGAAGTACCTGATGCAGATGCCATATCAGGAAACCCCGATATTAAATATGGCTCTAGTGTAGGTAATGGGGTAGTAGGACTCACTGCTTCTGATGGAACTGGAGCAAATCAAGTGACATTAACTGCTGATTCAACTAGTGGTATTGCAGGCACGAACATTTCATTAGCAAACACATCAGGTACTATCTATCAGACCAGTGTGTCCATGACTGCTAATGAATCTGTGACTGCTAGTGTAGTTACTTTAGGTTCTGCAACTACGACTGCTACCACATCAGGAAGATCTCTAGGTACAGTTGCAACTGGCGCAGTTTTAGATGGTTTTAGCTCACCTGTCTCAGGAAGTATTATTAATCCTTACTGGAGTGGAGCTAATAGTCAGTTAGCGAACACTAGTGAGACTATGACTTTAATTTGTACAGATGATAGTGAAACAGGTGGCGCAACTGCAGGGGAAACAGAATCTTTTCAATTAGAGGGTAATTCTTTTAATCCTAATTACCATTGGGATGCTGCTGGAAGTGGGGTTGGTCCCACTATCTCTCCTCTACAGGGGGAAACCTATCTAAGTAATACCAACTTTGAGGATTTTACCTCAAATGCTCCTGATAATTGGACCGTGGATAGCGGAACAGCAGGAACGCATATCGATGATGGGGATACTACGGAGGCAGCAGGTAGTGCAACATTCACGTTTGGTGATACTGAATTTGATGATGTGAATGATGGGACAATCACATTAATTGATGCTGTAGGTACGAGCAAAACTTACACAATTAAAAATGATTACTCAGCAAGTGCTTCTAGCCAAGAGTTTAATGCAGGGGCAGATGCAACTGCTGCTGCTGCAAACTTTAAACAGATCGTAGAAAGTAGCGATGGTCATAATGGGACAATTACTGTCGTTGCCAGTAGTGGTCAAGTGACTATGACCCAGGCAACTTCAGGGAAGAATGGCTACACCACGATTTCTACTGCTGCTAGTTTTGATAATACCTGTGATGTAAACCCACCAGATGCCTTCACTGGAATTGGTAACGAGGTTTATCGAGGTAGTAAATCATTAGTGTTTATCGGTGATGGGGCACAAGCAACCATCCAAGTTTCACAAGCACTTACTGAATCAGAACTCGATCCCTATCGTCGCTATTGTATTTTATCGCAGATTGGTAAGTCGGGATTGGCTGCTATAGGTTCAGGAACATTAACAATTCAGCTAGAAGGAACGGGCTACACTGCTGCTTCTTCAGAGAAAATTGAATTAAATGCTGCTGCATTAGCTGCTTTAGGTGGGACTAATATCGATTACGATAGCTACACCCTACAGTCATGCTATATCAACATGCCTTCAGATATTCCTAGTGACTTAAAACTAGTTGTTAAAGTGACAGGAACACTCACCGATGGGGCAAGAGTCCTAATAGATAACATGGCTTTTGGGCCAGTTACTTATTTTGGAGGGACACATGTAGTCCTGTCTTCTGGAAGGGATAAATGGTTAGCAGGCGATAAGATTACCTGGACTGTCAGCAATGATGATGCTGGTGTTATCCAGACTTTCTTCAGGAAAGCTTATGGTTTGCAACTACCTTCAAGTGGCTCACCTACAATTGCAGAAGCACTAGCATCTGACTAAACGTCGTATTCGTCAGGTTCATCCTCATTGTACTCATCGCTGTTAATCCAGCGCATGAGGAAATGAGATTGCGCCAGAGATTCCACCTCTTCTTTTCTACCAAAACAATACCCCAGGTAGAAAAGTGTGCGGTAATTTTCTGGAAACCAATGACGGTCTATAGACGCAAAAGCTTCCTGCATATGGACAATTGCTTCTTCCGCAAACTCCAACCCCCCTTTGCTTTTAAAGCTTTCATAGATGGCTCGTGTGATGGCCCTATGAGATAAGCTATCACTTTCATTGAACTCCACAGCAACTTTCCTTTTCAGTTGTCACTTCGTATTGCTTTAGCATACCATGTTCTTATGAGAGTTCGCATCGGAGGAAAATACTGGAACTTACGATTTACTTTCCTGAAAGAGGATAGGGGCGACGTTGATGCCCCTACTTTGCGTAATAAAGAGATACGAATCTCGGAAAATCTAGAGGGAGAGGAAGAGCTTGAGGTTGTGATTCATGAATTACTTCATAGTGCAGATTGGTACAAAGATGAGGAATGGGTCGAACGAACTGCCTGTGAAATTTCTCATATCTTGTGGAGACTAGGATGGCGAAAACCCCCGACCGAAAAGAACTGAAATATTTTGTAACTAAGACTCAAAAAAATGTTTTCAAAATAAATATGCTGGCACCCAACTACCCCAAGGGTTGGGAGCAATGGTTTTTACTTACTTCTGATAGACATTGGGATAACCCAAAAAGTAACTGGGATCTGCAAAAAGAACACTTAGATGAAGCTTTAAAACGAGGTGCAGGGATCATCGATTGTGGTGATTTCTTTTGTGCCATGCAGGGAAAATATGATCCTAGAAGTTCTAAAGATGATCTTCGACCAGAGCATCAAGGCAGTAATTACTTAGATTCGTTAGTGAACACTGCTGCTGACTTCTTTGAACCATATGCTCAAAATTTTATTATGATTGCCCGAGGTAATCATGAGGCAGCGATCCTAAAAAGACAAGAGACCGACCTAATTGAAAGATTAGTAAGTATCCTAAACTATCGCACAGGTAGTGGTATCCATAATGCGGGATATTCAGGTTTCCTTCGTTTCGTTCTTACGGAAGAGAAAAGTCGTCGAAGAGCATTGGGTAGGAGTATTGTTGCTCATTATAGCCATGGTAGTGGTGGGGGAGGTCCAGTTACCAAGGGTGTTATTCAGACGAATCGAAAAGCAGTCTACCTGCCTGATGCTAATCTTGTGATGAGTGGGCATGTTCATGAATCCTGGAGAATGGATTTGGTCAGACATAGGCTCTCTACACAGAACAGAACTTATCATGATGAGCAGACACATATCCTGATACCTACCTACAAGGAAGAGTTCCAGAAAGGGTATGAAGGATGGCATGTTGAACGAGGCGCACCCCCCAAACCGATTGGGGCATACTGGCTTCGTCTGTACGTACCTAAAGTTTTCAAAGGAAGAGATAAGGTACTTCTTTACGATGTTATAAGGGCAAAATAGTTGGGCACATTATTAGCATTTGCCCTAGCCCTCACAATTGATCAAGATCTCCTGACTTCTGATAACGTCGATGTTATCGAGATTAACCATTGTTATAACGAGGATGGAGAAAAACGATTCACTCAGACAATCTTCTGGGAATGGAAAGCTTGGTTTCCAGGAGGCGAGTACGTCGTAGTAGACTACCGAATTGTCAAAGATCAGCCCCAACCTCAACCCAGGAAAGACTATTCAAGAGGGGGTTATGATCTGATCTGGAAAGACGGGAAGACTTGGAGGAGAGTTCATAGTATTTCTACTGTAGAAACCTGGACTCGGTATGATCCCGAAGTACAGAACAGAAGCATAATCCCCATGAACCGCAGGCGAGGATTAACTGAGGGAAACTGATTATGCAAAAGAAGAAAATGCGATTATGGGGTTGTTGGAAGAGACCATTAATCTGGATGTTAATGCTTTCTCAATGCACGTTCTACACATTGGGATCGCTGTTGTTACTCTTTATTTTGTGGTATTTCCTGATCTACAGTAATTGGCTCTGGTTATTTTTGCCTAGACCTACCTAACAATTCCAGGAAGATCATCAGAGTAGATTTCTACCGTAGAGCGTTCGTCATGTGATGCTTCCCAGGAAACATCTGCTGCTGCATACGCCAGGGTATCGATGATGTCATCCTGTTGGTGAGGGTGGGCAGTCCAGGTGAAGAGTTCCTTTTCGCAATCCTCTTTCCATCCTGCAGTTTGGGGTAACCAGATACGTCCTTGTTCCATGCGATTCATGGCATCGGTGGCACGTACTAGTTTGTCATAATGCGGATAGACGGGACGAACAGGAAGTCCTGCTTTCTGAAGCATTTGAAAGGCACCTTTACCTAAACCAGTTGCTTCTACAATGAAGTATTGTGGCTGCCAGGATCGATAAGACTTTCGTACTTCGTTGAGGATCTCAGGAATTTCTTTACGAAAACGTACCATGTCTAGCCAAATCAAGTTGTAGTCTGTGGTCAAACCCCAAATTGAAATTACGGTATGGCTAGGCATCTTACGCCAGATATCCTTATCGCCTGGACCCTCTTTACTGGATGCAGCAGGATCGATAGTGCCAAAAACTCGTAAAAGATTATTACGAGCATGAACCTCACCCTTTCCATCCATGCCCATTACGATGGAATCACTACGAATACTGTAATACTTCGCCCAACTCTTTTTGAAACGAGAGTCAGAACTGATCCCCCAGTCACCTGATTTAAGTTGGGCACGAGTAACTGGATCCAATTGATCCAGACCAATTTCGTACTCTTCTTGATCCAGGAACGGATTATCCCAAATGTAGGCAGGGATGTAGGGTCGATCTTTGTGTCGTCCTACGTATCTGACTTGACCAGGGTTGTCTGGGTCAGGGGCTTCACCAATGTCAAAACGGTCTCTAACCCATTGATGTCCCACTCCCCCAGGGTTGGAGGCGGATCGCATACGAATAGGGACGCCAGATCGTCGGGAACAGTTAACACACTTGGGGTCAGGTTCTTGCCCATGTTCTGGGCACTTGTTTCTTCGTAGTCGAGAGAAGAGGTAGAGGTAATCGTCTTCCCAGTGCTGGGTAAGTTCGTCATATGCACAGTATTGAAGCTCGATTCCCTGGTAGCGGGTATATGCATCCGTTTGTCCAATATAACCAAAGGTGATCTTAGAAGGTTCCCCAGGAGACCCATCCATTTCCGTAGTGGGAAAGTAATAGGTGTGTTCCCCTGCTACCCATTTAGCGTCGGTGTTACTAAGCCAACTATGGGCACGATCCAAGAGGGCTCCTGGTTGCTTCAAGTCAGAAAGTGTTTTACGCAAGATCATGGCAGCATAGCCTGGGACATCGACATGCTGAAGGGCACCCATGAGTAATGCGTCAGATTTTCCACCCCCTGCTGCCCCCCCATAGAAAGCTTCTCGATGAGGCAAAAGGAGGTAGGCTAACTGTTTTGGTGTAGGATCATGGGGAATATAAGGGCTCCATTTAGGGCGTAACCCGTCATAGACGTTGGGGTTCTTCTCGATAAGCCCTTTTAGATCTTCTAAGCTCACTCGCTATGCTCCCCCGCATTAGGTCGATACCTGCAGAGATCTTTTCGATATTGGTCAATTACCTTCTCCAAGTACCACTTTGCTTTTTTAAGATCTTCTAATTGCTTTGTTGGAGTGGAGTGTTTGTGCTTATATCGAGCTAGATATTTAACAACATTCCCCTCTATAAAATTAAGACCCAAACCATCAATAGCATCTGCAACCTCAATACGTCCTGTCGTATAGTGTTTCGGATGATTAACAGTGTCTCGGGTTTCTTCAGACATCCATGGATAGTGCGTGTCCATCTTGAACCATCTTTTCGTTTAAATTAGTCCCGTTATCGTATAGCTCAACAAGCCATCTGCCATACTTCCCTTTTTTATCTTTATGGGTTTTGCATAAGAGATCAACGCAATTCGTTAGTAATTCCTGGAGATGTGCTTTTGACTTTAAGCCTGCTTGTTTAGATTCACCCCGAAGTTCAGGAGCATTAATTCCCAGTAAACGAAAGTACTGGTTGGAGAGAATTACAGATGCGCCCAGGTCTAAATCAGCCACAATTGTGTCGCCATCTATGACACGACGAAGAGTAATTTTATACCAATAAAGACGATCCTTGGGGTTCTTGATTAGGTATGAATCTATCATCGTAAGGGAGGGGGTAAATTGTAACTGGGCTGAGGCAAATGTTTATTTCTTTTCGAAAAAAAACCTCGTCGTTTCCCACGGAGGACGTAAGGAGACAACGAGGTTTCGGAAACAGGTTCAGCAGGTTGATCTAACGTAATTGATGGAACGCCAGGATTCAACTTAGGTTTAGCTTCTTCCCGTTTCGGAGGTTGGTCTTCAGAAAGAATCGTATCATCTACTGAAATATCTGCAAGGGCTGCTTCAATCGCAATAAGAGACTCAGGATCTACCTGGGGAGCAGGGATTGTACAACCTGTAAGAAGAACGCATAAAAGGATGCTTATGTATCTCATACGTGTCCTGTAGCCCCCATATCAGGTAATTGTCGAGGTTCAAAACCGTCTATATTGGAGTAGGCATACGAACCATTTTCCTTTAATCGCTTCTCTATGGGACGATTTCTGGAGAGCCAACACCCCACAGGAAGTCTTCCCCAGGGAGGATGCCCCCCTCGATTCCATGGACCCCAGCTATTTGCCATGATCCAAAGAGTATCATTGTCCAGGGTTCTGGTGTCATCATAGCCAATAATGGTTAATGCATGAGCCCAACCAAAGCGTGTTTCTTCGCAGATCCCTACGTCATTTCGGGTGGGAGACCAGGATTGACTGCCACAAGAGGAGATTACATACCCATTACGTAGAGCAACCATCGCTTCCAGCGTGGTTGAAACTAAGGAAACAGTTCTTACTTGATGGCGTTTGCCTTCTCGGTAAACCGACTGAGGCATCCGTCCACCACCCCATCTTTGAGCTAAATTGTCGTTTAGAACCGATAAATCAGCAAACCTATACTCTTTCCTAAGAAGAATACCACCTGTATTAGACATGAACCTAGCTGCATTGGAGCAGTACATCCCACTGCTACGATGCCCTCTGGAGCCATAGATGCCCTCTGTAGCCCCTCTAGTGACCCAACCCTCTGCCTCACCCCTAATCAGGATCTCGATGGCTCTGGTGGCGTCTACAGCGTTCCTAGTGGCATGTCCTACACAAGATCCCTGGGTCTGTTGCTCACTGAAGGCATCAGGGTCTAAAGATAGGTAAGATTCGTAGGACTTGGCAAGAATTCCTTCGACATCTTCGTAAAGCTCACCTGCAGAGG